AGCGCCTCGGGCGCGGTGCGGAATGCCTTGATCATCTCGCCGGTCCATATCTCTTTGAGCACTCCGGCGCGAAGCGCTCCGGCAGGGGCGAGACGGCCTCCTACAAGCGCCAGCACATTGCCGGCTACCGCCCCGGCGCCGGGGGCGCAGCCTACCGCCACGGCAAGCGTCGCGCCGGCTACGGCGTTGAATGTTACGGCCGTCAGCATCATGCACACAAGGCCGAAAATTTTAGCGAAAAATTTACTTTTCATTGTTGTGGTTGGTTTGGTGTTTAGTCTTCAAGTTTGGGACACTCCATGCCGTACTCCTCTTTGAACAGGCGCATATATTCGCCGGGGTTGTTCTTGCGGAGCTCCAGGCGCTCGGCCTCGGGCACCTCGCTGAGCTTGGTGTAGGTCTTGGGCGCTTCTCCGGCGCCGGGGGCTGACTGTTTGCCCAGGTTGATAACCTCGCCGGGCTTCTGCTGTGGGCGCATGGTGCTGAGCGTGTCGCGGAGCATCTGCACGCCAGCACTCTTGCCCAGCTTGATAAAGTGGTCGCGCTGCTCTGCCAGGATCCGGCGCTCTGCCACTGCCTGGTCCACCGCCTGCGTTACGGCTGCCAGCTGGATTTGCTCGGCGTTGTCGGCGCGCCCTTTCATCAGGTTAAGCGCGGCGGTCGCCTGTTCCTCGGTCGCCGTTTCGGGAAGCCCGAGGAGTGCTAACTGTTCTTTTGTCATTTTTGTTAAATTGATTTTTGGGTTATTGTTTTCCTCGCCCTCCCCGGTGTTGGCCGGTTCGGGGTCGGCTTTTTTTCTCTCCTGGAGCAGCGGCAGTCCTGGGCTGTCCTCACCGGCGGCAAGTTTCAGCAGTTTGCCCTCCTGTCCGTAAAGTTGCAGGGCTTCGTCGTTGCCGCCTATGTCCACGATGCTGACCTCTACCAGCTTTGACCGAGTTACTGTCTCGCGTGTCTGTCCGGGTAACACCAGCGCGGGGTCGGGCGTGGTCTCTATCGGCTCCAGACCGGCGCTCGCCATGCGCAAATAACCGTTTTCCCACTTGCTCTCTATCCGCTTGGCAAAGTCGTCGTTCTGGTCAAATACCGGCGTGCCTATCAGCTTGCCGTCCTCTACGCGCAGATTTTCGACCCTGCCTATCGGCATGGCTCCCGGCTCCCAGCTCCTACGGTGCATCCATAGCAGCACGGGGTTGCGCTCGTACTGGCTCAGGTCTATGCCGTCGGTCAGTACACGGCTGCCGTAACTGTTCACGGCTTCGGTGCTTATGATTACCTCTTTCATTGTCAATTTCAAAAAAAGCCGGGGCGCGGCGGTGCGATGGTGGGTGGAGGGGGTGTTCCCGCCGCGCCCTTGGGCTTCACTTATTCAATCTTCTTTACCTTGCTTTGATTGTTGTTGCGGCGGCAGGATTCGGACCTGCGACCTCCGGGGAATGAGCCCGGCGAGCTGACCTCTGCTCCACGCCGCGATATGGCTTTTATGTCGTTCTACGCTGCAAAGTTGCGGATAGTTCACAACCCTAACAAAAAGAGTGTAAAACTTTTACACTCTTTTTTATTATGGTGCTTTTTTCCACCAACTTTGCACCGTGAAAGCGTGCCCGTAGTGGGCGCGCTGCATCTAATTCAGGTAATTTGTTATGAATGTCAACTAAAAAAGATCGTGAGCAGCAGCGCGAACACGCCCGCCTGCTCTACATGCAGGGGGAGCCGCAAAAGTCCATTGCCGAAAAGGTCGGCGTGTCTGCCCAGACGGTTACTAAATGGGTGGCGGACGGCGGTTGGGAACAGGCCCGCGCGGCCGCTAACATCACACGCCCGGAACTGGTCAACAAAATTCTGAACAGCATTAACGTGTTGCTTGAGGATCTCGCTTCTGACCCCTCACCGGAGAAAACCGCGGCAAGTGCCGACAAGCTCGTAAAATTCGCCGCCACCGTCGAACGCCTCGACAAAAAAACCTCCGTCGTTGATGTCATTGAGGTTTTTATGGCTTTCAGCAAATGGCTGCAATACCGCATGAGCTTCGACCCGAACGTTACCCCGGAACTACTCAAAACTATAAATCATTATCACGACCTTTTCATTTCCGAAAAGCTAAAAGAAAGTTTTTAACGCATGGCTACGAAAGCGGAGATATTAAAAGCACGCGAAAAGTGGAAACAGCACTGCGAAACGGTCCAGGCCGCCACTGTCGCAAACATCAACGAAACAGCCGAGCAGCGCCTTGCGCGTCTGCGCCGGCTGCTGCTTAATTACTCTGATTTCGTCGACTACTATTTCCCCCACTGGACCGAAAACCCCGAAACAGGGCAGTCCACCCCCTGCGCCCCGTTCCACATCGACGCCGCCAACAAAATCAAAAAAAACCGTAACCTCAAGGCTGGTTTTGTCTGGCACCGTGGCGCTGCAAAATCTACCAACATGGACGTGTTTATCCCCATGTGGCTTATGGCTTGGGATATTCTCGGCGCTGAGATTTTCGGCGCTGCCAAAGTCAAGGGGCGCGAAATTAACGTCATGGTGCTGGTCGGCAAGTCTGAGGATAACGCCAAAACTCTGCTCGGCGACATTCAGGCGGAATTACAGTACAACCAGCGTTATATTGCCGATTTCGGCGAACAGTACAACGCCGGTTCCTGGGAAGAGGGCGAGTTTGTAACCCGTTCCGAAGTCGCTTTTTTTGCCCGCGGTCGCGGTCAGTCCCCCCGTGGTCTCCGCTACCGCTCACACCGCCCCGATTATGTCGTGATCGACGACCTCGACGACGACGAGCTGGTCGAAAGCCCCGCCCGTGTCTCTAAACTGTTCGACTGGGTGCGCTCCGCTCTGTTCGGCACCCTCGACGGTGGCCGCGGCCGCTTTTTCATGGTCGGCAACCTCATTGCCAAAAATTCCGTTCTGGCGAAGTGGTGCGAGATTAAGACGGTCCACGTTACCCGCGTAAACATCTACGACCGCGCCGGCAAAATCTCCTGGGCTGCCAAATGGACCCCCGACGAAGTGCGCCAGCTCGAAGCCGTCGCCGGTTACAGGGCGTTTCAGAAGGAGTACATGAACAACCCCATCATCGAGGGCGCCGTGTTCAAAAATGAGTGGATCCGCTGGGGCAAACGCCCGGCTTGGTCCAAATTCTCCGAAATTGTCCTGTATATCGACCCCAGCTTCAAGGGCTCCACCAAAAACGACTTTAAGGCTGCAAAGCTCTGGGGCAAGGTCGGTTCTCAGCTCTGGCACCTCCGCGCTTTTGTCCGGCAGTGCTCCGTGGCCGAAATGGTCCGCTGGTGTTACGACCTCTACGAATGGGCGCGCGCCCAGGGCATTGCCGTGCGCTGGTACATGGAAGCCAATTTCATGCAGGACACCATCCTCGACGAGTTCCGCCGCGAGGGGGAACTGCGCGGCTACCAGCTCCCCATTACCGGCGACAAGCGCAAAAAGCCCGACAAGTTCCAGCGTGTCGAAGCGGTCAGCCCTCTGTGGGAACGCGGCTTTGTCACCTACGACGACTCCCAGCGCGACGACCCCGACATGCTCGCCGGCATTGACCAGACTCTTGCTTTTGAAAAAGGTATGCGCGGCCACGACGACGCCCCCGATGCCGACGAGGGCGCTATCTGGATTTTACAGCGTGATACCCGCGTCCAATCTTTCACCCCCTCTTTCGGCATGAGGAAAACAGCTAAAAATATATTATGGTAATTCTCGACTATCTCCGCGCCCTCCTGTTCGACTGGCGCAAAAAACGTGCTATCAGCGAAGCCCGCCGCTCCGCTGACCTCTACCGCAAAAAGTTCCTGGTGCTCGTGTATCAGGGCCGCCCCGTGTGCGTTTCCATGCAGGGCGTGAAACAGCTGATCCGGCAAAAGCGATTCCCCGGTCTGACCGCAGAAAAAGCTCGCCAGATCGCCATTTATGAAGCTAACCCCAAACCCACGCGCACATGTTCCTGACTGTTGAAGATTACCGCTCGGTCTGCGACGATTACGAGTTTGAGCAGATAACCCACAGCCCGGAAACGCGCGAAGTCGCCGAAGCCGCCGCCCTGGAACAGATTTCCTCCTACCTCCGCAGCCGCTATGACATTGACCGCGCTTTCGCCGCTTCCGGCTCGTGCCGCAACGCCATGCTGGTGCAGGTCGCCGTTAATATCTCCCTGTGGCTTATGGTCCACCGTCTGCCCCAGAACATGGGCCATGAGCGCCGCGAGTGCCTCTATAACGACGCGGTTAAATGGCTCCGCGATGTCCAGAGTTCCAAAGCCTCCCCGGATCTCCCGCTTTACATTTCCCCGGACGGCGACACCGACACCCGCAACCCCGTCCGCTCCGGCTGTATGCCGCCAAACAGATACGACTATTAAACACCCGTTAAACACCGTTTAAGCAATGTTCAGACTGTGCGCCAAAGTTGAGATTAAGGGCGACCGCTCCTGGTCGCTCGACTTTGTTACTGCCGTGGAGATTACACGCGACACCG